CAGACGAAGATGCAGACAGAGAACAAGTATGGGAAGCACCTGGATATTCCAAAGTGGATCTCCACGCTTCTTACGCACTACCAATTAGTGGATATGATGTATCTCTATTTGGTCATGTGTTTAATGCAACAGACGCAGTATTTGTTCAAGACGCCGTAGATCATAGTCAATACAACAGTTACGGGGATAAAACTCACGCAGCTCATAACGCCGAAGTATTTCTTGGAACTCCAAGGTATTTCAATGTTGGTATTGCAGTTAGTTTCTAAAAGTAAAGTTTGGGGGGGTTGAAATATATTCCCCCACTTTTCTTAAAAAAAGACTTGACAAGTATACACTTTTATGTGTATATTTATATATGATAAATTGAGGTTTTATAATTTAAATGTATCAGAACATTTATTATGATAGAAGAGTAAACAAAATGCATATATGGGATGATAAGTTTGGACATCAAACTTTTCGTTACAAGAAGTATGCCTATGTTAAAAATAGAACAGGTAATTATGTTTCTCTTTATGGTGATAAATTGAAAAGAATAAATAAGTGGGATATAGAACAACCTGAATTATTTGAATCAGATGTTAATCCAGAAATAAGGGTGTTAGTTGATAATTATACTGATTCAGATGAAGTATCATTTGGACATAAAGTGATGATATTTGATATTGAAGTAGAGGTTACAAATGGATTTCCTGATATTCAAAAAGCACAAAATAAAATAACTTCAATTGCATTTAATGATCCATTAATTGATGAATATTTTTGTTATGTGTTAGATTCAACTAATAGATTAAAATTAAATAATAAAGTTGATAATATAGTAACGTTTAAAGATGAGTATGATTTGCTAAATGCATTTTTTAAAAAGTATACAGAAATACAACCTACTATTTTAACGGGTTGGAATGTTGAATTTTTTGATATTAGTTATTTGTATAATAGAGCATCACACGTTGTAGGTCATACAGTTGCTAATTTATTATCACCCATTAATATTGTTCAATGGAGTGATTTTCATAATAGATACAAAATAGCAGGTGTAAGTGTTTTAGATTATTTAGCTTTATATAAAAAATATACATTTAGCCAAAGACCATCATATAGATTAGATGCGATATGTGAATTTGAAGTAGGTGAAACAAAAGTTGAGTATGAAGGAACACTTAATGATTTATATGAAAATGATTTAAATAAATTTGTAGAATATAATTTACAAGATGTAAAATTAGTTAAGAAGTTGGATGATAAATTAGATTTTATTGAGATAGCTAGAGGTTTGGCACATTTGGGTCATTGTCCATATGAAGATGTATTTATGAGTTCTCGTTTTCTTGAAGGAGCTATATTAGTTTATTTAAGAAAGAACAATATTGTAGCTCCGAATAGACGTAAAAAAGGTGAAAATAGTAAATCAAAAAAGTTTGAAGGTGCTTATGTACAAGAACCACAAAAAGGAAAACATGATTGGGTTTATGATTTAGATATTACATCAATGTATCCGTCTTGTATTATGTCATTAAATATTTCACCTGAAACTAAACTTGGTAAAATTGAAGGTTGGAACCCCGAAGAGTTTTTGAAAAAAGACAATAAAAAAACATATTCACTTACTCAAGATGGAAATGTATTGAATAGATATACAGAAACAGAATTAAAACGTATGATGGATAATGAACAAATAGGAATTGCCACAAATGGTGTAATGTATCGTACAGATAAAGATGGATTACTTCCAGCGTTATTAAGAAAATGGTTTGATGAACGAGTAGAGTATAGAAAATTATCTAAAAAGTTTTTTGAAGAAGGAGATAAAGAAAAATCAGATTATTTTGATAGAAGACAATATTTACAGAAAGTTGTATTGAATAGTTTATATGGTGTACTTGGACTTCCTGCATTTAGATTTTATGATTTAGATAATGCAGAAGCCGTAACTTCTACAGGTCAATCATTAATTAAGTTTACAAAAAAGATTAGTAATGCATACTATAATAAAGAGTTAGATGATAAGAAAGATCATTGTATTTATATTGATACTGATAGCGTTTTTTATTCAGCATTACCATTAGTTAAGAAAAGATTTCCAGAGTTAGATATTAAGAATGAAGATAGAATGTCAAATGCTATTTTAAATATTGCTAATGAAGTTCAAACTTTTTTGAATGAAGGTTATAATTATTTTGCTAAGAAGTTTTGTAATTTAGATGAACATAGATTTGATATTAAACAAGAAGTTATTGCTAAGAGTGGATTATTTGTTACGAAGAAAAGGTATGGACTTAAAATTATTAATGATAATGGTAAAAAAGTTAATAAAATGATGATAAAAGGATTAGATATAGTTCGTTCAAGTTTCCCAATAGCCATGAGAGAAATGTTAAGTAAAGTATTAGAAGATATTTTAATGGATGTTCCGAAAGAAAAGTTGGATGAGTTTATTATTAATTTTAAAGATAGTATGAAACTTATGGATTTTAATAAAATAGCTATTCCAATTAGCGTAAAAGGGTTACAAAAATATAAAAATGTTGAAGGAGATATATTTAAATCACATAAATTAGGAACACCAGTACATGTAAAGAGTGCTTTATATTATAATGATTTTCTTAAATATAATAAAATTTCAAGACAATACGGGCCAATATATAATGGAGATAAAATTAAGTGGGTATATTTAAAACAAAATCCATTAGGATTAAATACGATAGCATATAAAGGATATGAAGACCCTGTAGAATTACTAGATTTTATCAGACACTATATAAATCCTGAAAAAATATATAAACAAGCTTTGCATAAAAAAATTATGATGTTATATAATGCACTTGGTTGGGGTGAGCCAACAGATGCATCAAAAACAATAGAAAGATTTTTTTGATTTTAGACAAATAAAACAATATATATGTATATATAGTTATAATTAATAGGAGAAAATATAAATGAATAAACAAAAATTAGTACGGTTTATTAACAAATATTATTTGAATGGTATAGCAGATTCAGTAGTATTAAAAAGTAATGCAATTGACCAAAAACTATCTACTAGATTTGTATCTAGTGACAAAACTTTATTGGGTAAAGTAGAAATGGATAGGTGGAATTTTGAAGATGCCAATATTGGAGTATATACGACTGAACAACTATTAAAGTTATTGGGCGTATTAGATGAAGATATCAACGTTTCTGTAATGAAAGCTGGTGATAAAACAATTTCAATGAAAGTATCAGATTTATCATCTTCAGTGAATTATATGTTAAGTGACCCATCTATTATTAATGAACCACCACAGTTACAGAATATTCCTAATTTTGAGCTTAGTATAAACATGACACCTTCAGTTATTAATAAATTTATATCTGGTAAATCAGCGTTACAAGATACAACTACTTTCACTGTCATTACAGATGAAACACTTACAAAATTAGTTATAGGTTATTCTTCAGTAAATACAAATAGAGTTACAATACCAGTAGTTACTTCGGAATTTAGTTCAATAGATAACGTTTCGTTTAATGCAGAATATTTTAGTAATATATTAATTGCTAATAAAGAATGTGAAAGTGCTTTTTTACAAATTAGTAGTGAAGGGTTAGCCAAAATTAATTTTAAAATTGATGACTATACAGCTACATATTGGTTAGTTGCAACAAGTGAAGTTGATTAATGAGTAATACGCTTTGGGTAGAAAAGTATAGGCCTTTAAGTCTAGATACTTATATTGGTAATGAACACCTCAAAAGTAAAGTTGAGATTTATTTAGAGAGCGGCGATTTACCACATCTTTTGTTATATGGAAAAGCTGGTACTGGTAAAACAACACTTGCTAAGATACTTGTTAAGAATATAGAAAGTGATTATCTTTACATCAATGCGTCAGACGAGAATAGTGTAGATACAGTTCGTAATAAGGTTAGACAGTTTGCTTCAACTGTCGGTTTCAAAGATTTAAAGATTATTATATTAGATGAGTGTGATTATATTACACCGAACGCTCAAGCAGCACTTCGTAATTTAATGGAAACATTTAGTAAACATTGTAGATTTATCTTGACTTGTAACTTTGTTGAACGTATAATTGATCCTATACAAAGTCGGTGTCAATTATTTCAGATAATTCCGCCATCTAAAGTAGAAGTAGCTCAAAGATTAAATGAAATTTTAGAAAAAGAAGAAATTAATTATGAATTACAAGATTTGAAAATATTAATAGATTCTAATTATCCTGATATTCGTAGAACAATTAATTCAGCTCAAAGAAACGTAGTTAATTTACAGTTAAAATTAGATATAGCAAGTATTATACAGAATGATTATAAACTAAAGTTACTAGAGATTTTAAAAACACAAGATAAGAAAACCGCGTTCAAAGATATTAGACAACTATTAGCAGATAATAAGATTACAGATTTCGCTGATTTGTTTAGATTGTTATATGATGAAGTAGATGGATATGGAAAAGGTCATGTGGCAGAAAGTATTTTAGTAATTGCTAAGTATGAGTTAAGCGATAGTCAGGTAGTTGATAAAGAGATCAATGCTATGGCAATGATAATAGAACTATTAGGAGTCATAAAATAATGATAGAAAAACATTGGGGTGAAAAGAAATCATCTACTAAAAAAGTCGTACAGCCAGGTCACAAAGATAGTAAACCAGAAAAACACATAGCAGTTCACGAAAACAAGATTTATTATTATGCTAGTGTGAATAGAGAAAGTGCAGTAGAACTCAATAAAAAGGTAAGTGAGTTGGAATCTAAAAGTTTAACGATGTCAAAAACTTTAGATATAGATGCTCCACCTATAAAAGTATTGATAAATTCGGGTGGTGGTTCAATCACTGCTGGTATTTCATCTATGGATACAATATTAAGATGTAAAGTTCCAGTTGAAACATATGTAGATGGATTCTGCGCGAGTGCCGCCACATTTCTTTCTGTAGTTGGTGACCATAGGTATATGAGTAGAAATTCTTATATGTTGATACATCAATTATCTTCAAATTTATGGGGAAAGTATTCTGAAATAGAAGATGAAAAAAAGAATTTAGATTTAATGATGGATACAATTAAAAATGTATATAAAGAATACACAGAAGTTCCAATGAAAAAGATAGATGAAATATTGAAACATGATTTATTTTGGGACGCTAAAATCTGTTTAGAGTATGGGTTAATAGATGAGATTATTTAGGAGATTATAATGAGTAATTATCAGATAGTAAAAAATGAATTTGATTTGGCAGATTTACATGCAATAGATGATGAGAAGTCAGATTTAGTAGCAGATACCATTGCTGATATGATTAGGAGTAAAAAATGAGTACAAAACCAATGAAACAAATAAAAAATCCAAAAGCACAAGTTCAAGTTGATTTAAGAGATGCAGAAACAATTAAATGTAGTAGTTGTGATAACTATTTATTTATAACTTCATTTATTTTAAAAAGACTATCAGCGATCATTTCACCAACTGGAGAAGAAGCACTTATTCCCGTACAAGTTTATAGTTGTGGAAATTGTGGTAAAGTAGCTGAAGGATTTTTAGAAGGTAGTGGGTTAACAGAAGAACAAGATAAAGATTCATTTCCTCGTTTGGACTTATGAGTGAAAAAAGAAAGTCAATATTTACAAAAAAATCTTCCGCCGGAAAAGGCGATTCACCTAGAAGGAGTATTAGTTTAGATGAGTGGGAAGACAGGTGGGAAGCAATTTTCCGTAAAAAGAAAAAGCCTATTCGACCACATAAGACAGATAACAGCGGTTCAAAGACCTAATTATTGGGAAGAAATATCAGACGAAGATAAGAAGTCTTGGTCTAATTATATGACACATAGATTTTTATCTATGAAAATGGAATGGGTTGAGTTAGTAAATGAATTACAGAAATATAGTTTACAACCAAAAGAATTATACAAATTATATACCAATGTGTTACCAAAAAGTAAACAGTGGTTAAAATATATTAAAAGGAGAAATCAAATGGCATATCCAAATTGGTTAATTAATATTGTAGCTAATCATGAACAGGTTAGCAAAAAAGAAGCATATGAAATGATTGATATGTACATGCTCACAGAAGGTGGTATGTTAGAATTAGGAGAACTCGCTCAGAAATGGGGAATTGAACCTAAGAGGATAGAAGAAGCCGGTTTAAATGTACTAGGTACTGTCGGTGGGTATACTGCTGGAAGTACAGAATGAAAGTTATAAAAGATTCTAAAAATATGTCTAAAGTAGTTAAGGCTGAATCTATTATAGAACAAATGGAACGAGAATGGCCACAAATGACTAAAGAGTTTAAGAAGATTCAAAGAGAACAATATGAATTGTTTTTACATAAGCAACACGATTATGGTCCAGGTAATATTTCAGTTGGTACACAATTACAAACAGAAGAAGAAATAAAGCTATCACTTACAGGTTTATGGTTTAGAATGAATGATAAATTGCAACGAGTAAAAACTTTACTAATGAACAATAGAGAATCAGCGATTAAAGACGAACCATTAGAAGACGCATTTCTTGATGTGTCTAATTATGGTATCATGGCAACAATTGTAAAGAATGGTAAATGGGGTAAGTGAAACAAACTTACATAGCTACTAATTTAAGAAGATATACTTTTCAATCACCAAAAATAAAAGATTGGGTTGAAGATAGATGTAGTGGAAAAGTTTTAAATCTTTTTGCAGGTAAAACTAAACTTAATGTAGATGAGTACAGAATAGATATTGATAAATCAATGTTGGTAGATGAATGTATAGATGTTTATGAATATGTTAAAAAATGTAATACAAAATATGATACAGTACTACTTGATCCACCATATAGTTACAGAAAATCTATAGAGATGTATGAAGGTAATTATTCAAGTAAGTTTAAACGAATAGCAGATGAACTTGTAGAAATTACAGATAGAGTAATTAGTTTTGGTTATCATTCTACTTTTATGGGAAATGTACGGAATTATGAATTGGAAGAGTTATGTGTGTTTGGACATGGTGGGGCACAACATTGTACTATTGCTATAATAGAAAAGAAAGGATGAACGGGGTAAATGAAACGAATAAGTTATAGTCAATATGGTCAATGGGTTACTTGTCCATATAAATGGAAGTTAAATTATATTGATGAGTTGAGAGAATATACTGATAGTATTCATACTATGTTTGGTACTTCAATGCATGAAGTATTACAGACGTATTTAACAGTAATGTATAATGATACTATTAAGATGGCTGATGCATTACCTTTAGATGAAATGTTGTTACATAGAATGAAAGAAAATTATACTAAAATTATGAAAAATAATGGCGGTGAAGTTTTTTGTGAACAGGCAGATATGGAAGAATTTTATTCACACGGATTAGTTATTTTAGAATGGTTTAAAAAGAAACGCGGAATGTATTTCAGTAAAAAGAATTATAAACTTGTTGGTATTGAAGTTCCCATTGAATATGAATTACCGAATAAGATTAAATTTATTGGTTACATGGATATTGTATTACATGATACATTTAGAGATAGATATAAAATTATAGATATTAAGACTTCTACTATGGGCTGGAATAAGTATATGAAAGCTGATAAGAACAAAACAGATCAGTTATTATTATATAAACAATTTTATGGAGCTCAACACGATATATCATTAGATAAAATTGATGTAGAATATTTTATTGTTAAAAGAAAGTTATATGAAAAAGTAGATTTTCCACAACGTAGAGTACAAACGTTTTCACCTGCTAGTGGTAAACCAAGTATAAATAAAGTTATGAATAACTTAAATCAATTTATTAATGAATCTTTTATTGACGGAGAATATAATACTGAACATATTTATATAAAACAACCATCTAAAAAGAATTGTAGGTTTTGTGAATTCAATCAAACTGAACATTGTGATGTAGGAGTTAGATGATGTTATCTAAAATAAGTTTAAGACTAAAATTATCAGATTTTATTAATACTGATATAGAACAAGAAGTTATGGAAAAAGTAAATGCCGTACATACTGAATTACATATTACAGTTTCATTATATTTATGGTTTGAGGAAGATGAAATTAGTAGTAAAGATTTAAAAGAGTTTCTTATGAAGTGGGAAGATAAGTTATCATTTAAAACAATTGTTAAACAAGGTTCTAAAATTAGTTCTGGTGAGTTTATATGGTTTGATATAGTCCCATTTAATATTCCACATAGTGACCGTAATAGATTTCGATATCAATATGTTAGTTATAATAAAGTATTAGATGGTTTACAAGAATTTTATAATGTTACAAAGTTTACAACTTCAGATAAACCAGTAAGGAAGCAAAAAAGGAATGACTATGCAGATTAAAATTGGTATAGTTGGTAGTAGAAGTTATACTAATAAACAGAAAATAAAAGATTTAATATTTGAAATAAAAGAAAAATATGGTGATGAAGTAGAAATAGTGAGTGGTGGTCAACAGAATGGAGCTGATGGGTATGCTAAAAAGTTTGCATTAGAATTTGGTATGAATTATGTTGAATTTCCACCTGTACATTATAGTTGGAATATGCATTGTAAACTACCAGCTTCACAGTATGATAGACCATATTACGTTACAAATTATTTTAAACGAAATAAACAGATAGCAGAATATAGTGATATAATTGTAGCATTTATACCTGAAGGAGTTGTTTCAAAGGGAACTATGAATACAATTCATCATGCAGAAAAACAAAAAAAATTAATTAAAATATTAAATTAGTATATATTTATATATACGTATATATAAAGAGGTTTTATATGGAATATAAATTAACTTCAGTAAAAATACTACGAGAGTTATATAAAAACTTTAAAGTACAAACTTTAGACGATGAATTTACATTACAAAAATTAGTAAATCGTTCAATGGATTTGTACGTTTTAGATAAAAAATTTAAAAGTAAAATTCAAACATATGATAAATTAATACCAAGTGGGAGTAGATTATGAAGTTTAATGTTATGGGTAGTAGAATACCAGATAAAGTATTTAGAGAAATTTATGAAGTTTTAGTACAAATTGAACGAAGATTATCTATTATAGAAAAAAGTGTTAAAAAAGAAGAAACTGAAAAACGACTATTAAACGATTAAGAGGCATTATATGGCTAAAAAGAAAATTTTACTACTTTCTGATGATTTAAGAATGTCTTCTGGTGTAGGTACAATGTCAAAAGAATTTGTATTAGGGTCAATTCAACATTATGATTGGGTTCAAATAGGTGGAGCGATAAAACATCCAGAAGAGGGTAAAGTTGTTAATATGGATGAAACGGCACAAAATGAATCTGGTGTTAAAGATGCTAAATTAACGATTTATCCGATTAATGGTTATGGAAATCAAGAACTTTTAAGAGCTATATTAGCTAGAGAAAACCCCGACGCAATTCTACATTATACAGATCCAAGATTTTGGCGTTGGTTATATGAAATGGAGCATGAGATTAGACAAGAGATTCCTATTTTTTATTATAATATATGGGATGATTGGCCAGCTCCACAATATAACGAGCTCTTTTATGAGTCTTGTGATTTGATTATGAATATTTCTAAACAAACTTATGCAATTGTAAAAGATGTTTGGACAAAAAATCCACCTGAAGATTGGCAAGTAACTTATTTACCTCATGGAGTAAGTACTAAATATTTTTATCCGATTAGTATTTTTGACAAAGAATATGAATCAGTAAAAAATATGAAACAACAACTTACAGATGATAATATTGAATTTGTATTGTTTTATAATAATAGAAATATTCGTAGAAAAATGCCAGGAGATGTTGTTCTGGCATATAAAACATTTTGTGATATGTTACCGAAAGAAGAAGCTGATAAGTGTGCGTTATTAATGCATACTCAACCGATTGATGATAATGGAACTGATTTACCGGCAGTTGTTAAAGATATATGTCCAGAACTTAAAGTATATTTTAGTGATAGGAAATTAGAACCAAATCAATTGAATTGGTTATATAATATAGCCGACGTTACAGTTAATATAGCTTCAAATGAAGGGTTTGGTTTAGGAACTTGTGAATCATTAATGGCAGGTACACCAATCATTCTTAATGTAACAGGTGGATTACAAGACCAGTGTGGGTTTAAGTTAAAGGGGAAACACGTTACACATGAAGATTATGATGAGATACATTCATTTCACGATGATAGAAAGTGGAAAGATAATCCAGACCTTACTCATGGTGAGTGGGTAAAACCAGTTTGGCCATCTAATAGGTCTTTGGCGGGTTCACCACCAACACCTTATATTTTTGATGATAGATGTAGATTTGATGATGTTGCGATTGCAATAAAAGAATGGTATGATATGGGTGAAGATGAAAGAAGAGAATGTGGTAAGAAAGGATATGATTTTGTTATGCGAGATGATGTTATGATGGCAAGTGAAGCTATGAGTCAAAACTTTATAGATCATATGGATGTGGCATTTGATAATTGGAAACCAAGAAAACGTTACAGTATTTTTAAAGCGTAGGAGTTATAATGAGTAAACCTTTATGTTTAGTTACAGCACCAGTTGCTACAAGAAGTGGATATGGGGCACATAGTAGAGATATATGTAGAGCATTAATTAAGTTAGATAAATATGATGTAAAAATTTGGCCAGTAAGATGGGGTAATACACCAATGAACGCTCTTATAAAAGGCGATCCTAATGATGATATTATTATTAGTAGATTATTAGAAGATCCAAATTTATCTA